GCGAAACGTTTTTCTGCTTTTTCTAGGATCATTTTAAAGTGTTCAGCATGTTCACGCGATTCATTTGCTTGTTGTTTCGCTTCAAGCATAGCCTGTTCGTTACCTTCACGTTCAGCCTCTTCTTCCATTTGAGGATACATCTCTGTATACTCATAGGTTTCACCGTCGATTGCCATTCGTAGACAAGTTTCGGTATTAGGTTTACCAATCAAAAGTTCTAGGTGACCCCAGGCGTGTTTGATTTCTTGATTGGCCGTTTCTTCGAAGTGTCTTGCGACATCTTCATGTCCTTCCTCACGGGCGATCTTAGCGAAATATCGATACTTGATATGTGCCATCGATTCACCCGCTAGGGCGTTTTCTAAGTTTCTTAGGGTTGACATTATTTTCCTTTAAATATCTGTAAATAGTAGTTCAAATTCATCCGCACGTTCTTCATATAGAATATACCCTCGAGGATTACACAGTATACGAGTATCACCGATCATATAATCAAATACATCATGAGTGTGACCATGAGTCCACAATTTGATTTGTGGATGATCGAGAATAAATTCCGACAAGTCTGAAGAATATGCACCATTCGTAAGAGGATCATCACGATAACGAGGTTTCACCGATTGCTTGGATGGTGCATGATGCCCAACAACCACAAACTTATCATCAGGTTTAGCATCAATGACACTCTTGATATAGTGCATTGTATTCACATGTTCATTATACACAAACTTTGAACTCAATTTTTCACGATCTTCAATCACACCAGTGTTTCGAATGATACGGAAATCATTCATTACTTGTTTCACATGCCATAAAGTATTTGGATCGTTTCTATTCATGTCGGTCCAAAGAGTGGCACCAATAAAAGTATATCCACCAATCTCAATCGTTTGCTTTTCTAGAAGATGAATATTTTTAAATTCTTCTAGTTGATCTCGAAGAAATTTTTCAGTCAGAGTATAATCACCATCATAATGTTCATGGTTTCCCATGATATAAATCACATTTGGAAATTTCTCTGAGCAAGTACGAAAAAATTCCTTGTCCGTAGGATGAAACTTGTTAGCGACACAAATATCACCAGACAAAATTAGAACTTCAGCATTTTCGGTATTGTCGAATAGAGTGGTACCAAATTCTAGGTGTACATCAGACGCAAGTGCGATTTTCATATTATTTTGCTCCTTCCCATACAATATAGCATGGAAAGGAGCCCTTGTCAAGAGTTATTCTTGTAGAAGTTTAGATTGTTGTTTTCCTGCAACAATAGGAATACGCTTTGGAAGCTCTTCCTCTGGAATTACGTTCTCCAGTTCAACCGTCAGGATTCCGTCGCTTAGGACCGCTCCATTCACGCGGACAGTCTCAGCAAGATGAAAGATTTTCTTGAAGGAACGATTGGCGATCCCACAGTGCAAATAAGAATAATTCTCATTCTTTTCTTTCTTCTTTCCGCTGATTGATAGAACTCCCTTCACAATCTCGATATCAATTTCATCCTGCGAAAAACCCGCAATCGCTAACTCAATAAAATATTTGTTAGGATTTTTTTCGTATCGGATAATGTTATGTGGGGGGAAAGTGGACTTTTCAACTGTTACCCTTTCGAGTGCATCGAAGAGTCTATCAAATCCAACAGTTGAGGGAAAGTAGGGTGTAAAATTAGTCAGTGTCATAGTTTTCTCCTTTTTTAAGCGAGTTAAAAATTACCACCCCGAAGGCGTGGTAGGCAGTTTTTATCTAGGATGCCCAGCCTAGATCCCATCCCGAGGATACCTCTATTTATGTGCAGGAACGAAAGCCGATTCATTAACCCAATATTTTCTACCTGGATCAGTCTCTTTAAATACCTGAATAAATGTCATATCACCTTCAACTCTCTTTGAAGACATTTTATCGGTGAACACTTCTTCATTGGTATAGATATTTTTTAATTTTAAAAAGGGTCGTCTTACGTTATTCATTTCATTTAACTTTTCTTTCCAATGTTGTACTTACTCACAAGTTCCCAGTCTTCTTTTTCTTTATAAGAAATAATTTTTATTTGATGAATAGGAGCTATCTTTTCTTCCATTATATCGGGATTTACAATTTTTAGTAAGTCCCATTCCTCTAAAAGTTTTGCGATAGCATTTCTTCGCTCAATGTCATTATCCGTTATATTAGCAGGTTTTCCGTCTAAAGCAAAGAGTTCCTTGAAGTGAACAATATAATATTGTCCTTTTTTATGTAGAATGTGACATGACTGATAGAGTATTTTTTCTTTTCTGGAAGAAACACCAATTCTAGTTAGAGTCTCTTTTACCTTTAAGAAATCATCTTGTTCCTTCAATTTCACTTCTACGAATGTCGCTAAATCAACCATGTTACTTCTCCATTCCGCCAGGATCTATTTTTTCTTTTAATTGTTGAAGTTGCTCTTCACTAAGCAGACGGAGGGCTTCTTGCGCTTTAGCTGTTGATAGGCCATAATATGCCTTTATACATGCTATGTTTTCACTTTTCTCAGCCTTAACCCACTTATTGAACGGTCTTTTCCTGGACCTTATGGTATTTAGTAAAAAATCATTTTGTAATTTTTTATCTAAAAAATGTCTAGAATTCATCTCATTCGCAAACAAAACACAATCTCGATGATAAGAAAGTGCTTTGTTCACTAGATATGGTTCATATGATTTTTCTGACAAGTCATCGACAATAAGTTGTTTTTTTCCTTGTAAAATTTCGTTTACATAATCAAACGGATTCATTTGAATTCCACACTTACCATTAAATCAGTCAGACAAGCGACGGTATTAATTTCTACATCGGCAACAAAAGCTTGCTTATACTGATAATCCGCAAGAAGAATCACCGCCTGAGGAATACTTTGTGGCTGTAAAACGTCGTATAGATTATCATAAATTTTTCGAAAGAGAGTGGTGGAATCGATATCGTTCATTGCGACCCACTTACGGATAGAACCGAAGTCCTTTTCTTTTAGATACTTAATGATTTCTTGGAGAGAAATATCTCCAATCTGAGCAAGAATACCCGTATCGATTTTACCGAATTTAGAATATCTTTGAAGCTCATTGATAGTTCGACGAAAATCGGGAAAGTGTTTTTTGATAACTTCGGCAACAACTTTCGAATCAAACTCAACACTCTCTTCATTGAGAATATTATTGATTCTCTTGAAAAATAGACCTGCCATCTGAACTTTCTCTTCATTACGAAGAACGAAATCTACGACAGAACACCTTGAATGCAGAGGATCGATGATTCGATTTTTAAAGTTACAAGTAAAGATGAAAGAACAATTCTCAGCGAACTCTTCCATCGCATTACGCAAGGCAGGTTGTGTGGAATTGGGATTTAGATAATCAGCTTCATCGATAATAATTACTTTGCGTCCACCAGTGAATGATATGGTAGATGCAAAGTTCTTAATCTTGGTACGAAACACATCGATACCAGATTCATCAGAGCCATTGATGATGATATAATCTGCATTAATTTCATTACACATTGCCTTTGCAATGGTAGTTTTACCGACACCAGCGCCACCAGTCAAAAGCAAATGTGGAATGTTTCCACTCTTAACATATTCTTCGAAAGGCTTTTTCAGCCTTTCGGGTAGAATACAATCATCAACGGTACGCGGGCGATACTTCTCCGTCCAAAGTAAATGTTCCATATTTCCTCATAATATAAAAAATCACAAAATTATTCGTTGGTCGATCCAACATCAGTTGCTACCCAATACTGAATGTCTTTTTCGGTATGCTTAAAGTTTGCGATACCACGGAAAGAAATGGAAACAACATAAGAACCAGGAATCATTCTCAAATTCTCTGTCTTAAAAATCATGTTGTACTTCTTGCTATTACCATCAGCAACTTCAATTTCACTTGAGTGTGCGGAAGAGTTTTTACTATCAAGTTGAGCAACAACAATTTTAGTGCCATCAGATTTAACGGCAATATGTGGCGAACCCAAAACGGATGCAGACCTCAAAATGGTATCTAGATCATCAGCAGACAATGTGAAGGATACATCAACAGATGGCATAACGATAGTTTTGTCGGGAGCATTCTTGATCATCTCGATAGAGCAAAGACGATAAATAGTACGCTTTCTTCCGCTCTTCAAATTTGCGGCTTTGCTATCACTATCAAGTTCAATTTCAGTATTGTCATCATGCAAAGATAGAACAGAAAGAAATCTATTCAAATCGAAGATTGCAAAATTAGAAGGAATGTCCTCACTAATTTTTGTCTCAGCCATGATCTGTTTTTGTGTATCGCAAGTTCTCAAAATATTTCCAGACCTAAAAACGATACCATCATTAATAGATGCGAAATTTTTTAGGACTGTCAGTGTTTCTTTAGAAAGTTTCATTATATAACCTCATCATTTATCAAGGGAGTACATTATATCATGTTCATACAAAAACATCAAGCAACACATTGCATGTGCTAAATGATGTTTAGCTGATTCTGGATCAATTTTTTCACCTTCTTTCCATGCCCACAAATGTCTTTGCAGTGCATCGAAGTACCTGCGTTTAGAATCAGGAACTATTTTCCAATTATCCCGCTCATATTTTTGTGCACCAAAGGTCAATACATCAACGGTAGCTTTAAGTGCGAGAGGAGGAAGAAGACCATATTCTAGTTTATTACCATCATATTTTCTTCCGCCCTCTGTAGCAACTTGTGAGCGAGCAACTTCATCCATATCAAACATTTCATATTGCTCGTCTTTCATTACAGCCTCCCAGTAAGCTCCGCAATTTTAGTCATATTTCCAGTGAAAGGATATGTGCCAATGTGTTGTGTCTTCATCCATGGACACAAGTAGATTTGTCCACCGATTTTTCTCCAAAGTTGGCAAAACATATAATCTTCAGACAGATAGCGATCTGTTCCACCACCAGTAGCACTATCTTTCGAATCGATGATGGTATCAAAATATGCATGAATATAACGCGAACCATCAAAGTGTGCCTGACCAATATGATCTGGTTTATAGCGAAGTTGTGGATAAGCTTTTTCCATCTTCTCAAAAACATTTCGCTTGATCAACATAAATCCTGTACCAATTTCCAACACTTCAAGAGGTTCGGTAACACTAAAATGCTGAGTGCCTCTTACAACATTGAAAACATAGTCGCCCACTAGATTTTCCAGTTCACCAGCATTCATGTCTGGATGATTTCTGGCAGCGGCTGCTACATTATTCCAATTAATGGATTTTTTCGGATAAGGACCACCGATAATATCTTTATCCAAAGCCAGTAAGGCAACAACATCTTGAGGATTGTAATGAATATCGGAATCGATAAACAATAGATGAGTGCAATCTGAACGAAGGAATTCATCAGTTAGATAATTTCGCGCCCTGGTGATCAATGACTCATTAAAAAGGAATGAAAATCTAGTTTCGACTCCATACTTTGCCATAATAGCTTGGAGATCGAGGGAGGATTTTACATACATTCCATGTGCCATTCCTCCATACATCGGAGTGGCAATAAACAATTTTAACTTTCTCAACTCTTCAAGTTTGACTTTTATTTCCATAATTCACCATAAAAAAATAAGGAAGTGATACTATTATATAGCTCACTTCCTCGAAAATATTATGCTTGGTTTTTAAGCAAATGCACGAACATTCTGTTCACGAAGAGCCTTGTAACCAGCAGCAATAACATCCTTGCTAGGCTTACCCAAACGATAGAAAGAAATCTTACGTCCATCAGAAAGAGTCTTGCGATTGGTATAGATAGGATAGCCTTCTTCACGAAGTTCATGAATGCGGGCAGCAACATTTTTAATACCAAAACGATGCCGTGCGGAAGCAACGGTAAAAGTATTAAAACCATCACTCTTGGCAAGAGCGGTCAACATTTTTTGTTTAGCGGAAAGCTTAGTCATCAAAATATCTCCATAGATAAAATTAAAAAAAGAGCATAGCTCAGAACATAATAATAGCAAAAGCAACTCCATTTGTCAAGATTGCTTTTGCATCATTATTAGAAAGGATCAACTTCGTTGTTTTCTGCTGCTGGTTGGGCAACTTCAGGTTTTTGAAGTTTATTGTAAAGATCCAAAAAGGCTGCCTTAGTGTCATCATCGAAACGATTCAAGCACAATTCAATAGATTTGGCTTTATCGCCATGAACCGAATAAGTACGGCAGATATGAACTAGGCGACGAGTTGAAATAATCTCATCAACACCACCTTCCTTGAAAGTCTGGCGAATAACATCAGCCCAGTTAACTAGAAGATCACCGAAATCATCATCTTTACGACCGAACGATTCAAGTTCCTTCTTGATAATTTTCTGTTCAACTTTCACAGGAGGAAATTCTTGCTCGTAGGTGTTCAGAAAACGTTCCAAGAATGCTTCGTTTAGGACATTAGTGAACATATACCGACCGTCTTCACTACCTTTACCTTTGGTGTTTGCAGTGGCTACGATAGTAAATCCTTCAGCGGGGCGAACAAGTTCATTCTTTTTCTTCAAAAGAAATGGCTTACCTTCAAGTACCCGTTGCAAGCAGGAAAGATTCTGGGCACCATAGTCAATCTCATCGATACAGAGTACCGCACCTTGGCGAGCAGCAACAGTCACGGGACCATCACGCCATTCCATCTGACCATTGATTAGAACATAGTTACCCAAAAGATCGGATTCATCGGTATCTGGAGTCATCGATACGCACACAAATTTACGCTTGGTTTTAGCGCAAGCTTGTTCGACGGACATTGTTTTACCGTTACCTGAATGACCAGAAATAAAGACAGGAAAAAATTGATTACTCTTAAAGATAGAAACCAAATCATTGAAGTTACCGAAAGGAACATAGTTATCATATACCTTTGGTACCAAATCTTCAGTTTCAAGATCGGTAGTAACACTAGAGATACGATTACCCGATTGTGTATTTTTAGTCAAAGGAATCACTTGAGCAGGAGAAGCCATCTCAACGATAGCTGAAGATGGAACACGGAACATACCACGACTCACTCGATTTGAGTCATCATTGGTGAACCAGTGAGGAAATGGAATGGAATTTTCTGAGCAAATCGAAGCAATATCTTGCCGACTCAGAATGGTTTTACCAGAAGCAGAAAGAAGATTGAGAACCATTTGGCGCTTATTGGCACGTGAACCCATGATATAGAAACTCCTCAGAAGATATGGTCATTATATGATGTCTGGAAGGTTTTGTCAAGCGACCTTCCAGACTGTTGTAAAAATCATACAGCGATTTGCTGAATGAATTTGTTAACGAACACTCGGCTAATTTGCTTTTTAACATTAGCTTTCAGAAAAGCTTTTTTGATTTGGCTAGTTTTAGCACCCTCTTGAATATCCAATTCATATTCTTCAGCAGCAAGGTTTGAATCGCCAGGAACGAAATAAAACTTTGAGTAGCCTTTGTTGTTCGATTCGAGATGTTTATTCTCACGAACAATTTTTTGTAACTCTTTGGATTTTTCTTTCATCTCGTAGTAACGGTTTTCAAACAACTCTTGAATATGTTTTCCATTTTCATCATGATAACGTCGGGAAATCGCTTCGCGAGTTTCATAAGGATTTCCAGTAATATAAAAACCGATAATTTTAGAATCAGTAACTTTGGTGTACCAACTCAAAACAGATTCGAAAAGTTTATCGCCCTCAACATCGAATTGAAGCTTGTTTTTCTTATCGGTCAAAACAACATTTTGTTTTTCGGATTTGAAAATTTTATAAGACTGATTGAGATTGTAACAATGAATATTATCTGCATCACCATCATGAATCAGAATTGTATTTACAATATCCAGATTGTTCATCTTACGAAAATCATTAGTCAAAGGTTCGAGAGCAACCATTGCTTCAATTAAAGGAGTATTGGACAATTCTTCAGAATAGGGGCGAGAAATGGTTCGCGAATAACGACCACCATAGGAGTTCGATAGTGCAAGAACATTCTTCATACAGCGGGTGTATTCGGAAGCTTTCATATTCGAATTCAAATACTCTCGCAAATAAACATGACTCAAATACAATTCTTTATCGTTGGAAGAAAATCCTTTTGAATGCATCTCTTCATTCGGAAAATCAATATTACGGCAGGCAACATTATTTCCGAAACCGTACACCACAAAAGGAATATTAACTTTACGACAGAAGGCGGTCAAAATTAAAACTTGCTCTAGTGTATGTTTCATACTGTTGACCATAGATCCAGACCGATCAAACATGATAACAATACCGTGAGACTTACCTTTTGGTACTTTTGTAAGTTTACGAAAAAGATTATCTTCAATTTGATATTTGTAGATACGGTTTACATCGATATCACCAGTCTCAGAAATTTTCTGTTTAGAGAACTTCGATGCAGATTTACGCATCTCGAATTCTTTGGCTAACAAACCAATGTAGCGGTCATTTTTATTCTTAAATTCGGTATAATACTCAGAAATTTTCTGTTGAGTTTCTTCGGATTGTGACCAGTGAATATCCATCAACTGGTGAACCCGCTTATACGGAGTAACAATTTTGTTTAGAATTGGTTTAGGAACATCAACATAAACATAATCGCGACTTTCTTTCGAAAGCAATTTCGATTCATTATTGCGAAAAGCCTCATCTGTAACACAAACTGGCTCATAGTTATCGGAACCAGGGAAAGGAGAAGAATCTTTGGACCGATTCAGAACATATTCATCATCCTCGGTCGATTCTTGTTCACCATCAGCATCAGCAGTTTCGCTTGATTTTTTGATGTTATCAGAATTTTCTTCCGACTCAATTCCTTCTTCTTCATCTTCATAATCATCAAAATCGAAATCATCACCGAAGTCAGAATCGTCCATATCTTCGAACGAAGAGGAGATTTTTTTCATCTGCTCTTGCATCAATTCTTTTTGCTCATCTTTTGAATAATCGAAGATGGCACCAGTTACACGGACAACATCTTCCCAAGTTTCACAAGATTCAACCTGTGAAACAAGGATTTGTTCTTCATCAGTAAAGGTGATACCTTGATTAACACCGCCTTTGGTGTACAAATTCAATCGATCAATGAAAGGCATTTCATTAATATTTCGATGTTTAACACCGAAGAAATCTTTCTCAATCAAGCTTTGATAAGCTTTGACAAAGGAAGGACGAAGACCAGGATAACGCCGTTTGATTTTTTTCTCGATACGGGCATCTTCGACCACATTCAAAAAGTGCTTGAAGCTTTTATTGAATTTGCCTGTACCCATGACTGCGTTATGCCAGCCTTCTTCTGGAGTTTCCAATGCATGACCAACTTCGTGACCTAGAAGAAGATCATAAAGTTCACCAGACATATTTTCCCAGATAGGGCAGTAGAGTGTTCGATTCTTCAAATCGAACATAGCCGTTTGAATCTTTTGATGCTCGACTCGGATATTCTCACTAGCCATAAGCTTGGCTAGTTGAGACTTAGATTCTTGAGTGAATTGCATTTCGTTTCCTCACGTTATGGAAGAATTCTACACGGTTCAAAAATCTCTGTCAATACTGTTGTAAAAATACAACACTATGCACCGAAGTTATGAATCAACTTCATTCCATATTCATTATTGCCTTCCGGCAACACCACACCAGGTTTCAAACGCAATTTATTTTTCTTGAAGGGATTATAATCGACATAATGATGCCAGCGACCATATCTCCAAACAACTCTTGCCACATCAGGATGCATTTCTTCAAGCATCTTCGATTTGTTAATCGTTCCGCTACTGTTGTATCCAGTCTTCTTAAAATTTTCATCCTCATCAGCGAATTCTTTGTGATAGAACTCCTCTGTATTTCCACCTTTAACTGTTTGTGTAGCAGCTTTACCCTGCAAAAATGCATTGAATTGAACTGTGCAATCGCCATCTTTCAAAACACGAAGGCAAATATCAGTATCTTCATTATATCGACCACGCCAACGATGTTTGCAATCATTCGAAATCAATAGACAAGAATAAATTCGTGTATTCGTTACATATGGTGGATACTTTGAATTTGGTGCAATAAAGAATCTATACTGAAAGCCAGAAATAGGAACATTTTCGAATCT